ATAATTTAAGATTTAAATATGATCCTCAGAGCGATACTTTAGAATGGTGGGGAGCTAATAAATGTATTAGTGCCAACTATAGCGATACAGATGGATGCCTTGGGATTTATAATAAAGGCGAATGGGCTAAAATTGTAGAAGAAGTAATTACTGTTGGGCCATATGTTGTTAAATTTGACGCTAATTTAAATAAAGTTGAAATCCATAGTTTGGATTCATTTAGACCTGTAGTTATTTTTCATAAAAATGATATTAAACACCTTAAAGATGTTATGAAAACTTTTTTTATTAATATTATTTCTGTTAAAACTTGTTCGGGCGAAACTTTTTCTGTTTCAAAAGTTCTTATAGAAAATATTTATAAACAATTAGAGAAATAAAATGAAAACAGATAATAGAAGATCGGTAAATACCGAGTTAAAAGATTATTGTGCTTTTGCAAAAGAGCGTGATTTTTTAGAAGTAACTGAATGGATAAATGGGGAAGGCTTTGATGTTAATGTTTCTTCTCGTAAAGAACAAATGTTTCAATTAACTTGGGGCGAGTTCAAGGCATTGAAAAAAGTAATTAAATTTATGAATAAGCCAGAGGAGGATTAATGAAAAAACTACTTGGTAGTTTATTACTTGTTGTTGTAATACTATTGTTCTTTTATCTGATGAATGTTACCAATGGATTCTTAGAAGCTATTGCTGTATGGGGGATTTCTATTTTTATGTCGGCGCTTGTTTTAGCCGCTATTGACTTATTTCAATCAGATAAAACTATTAAAAGTGTAACTATAACAAATCCTGGAATTAATTATAATCCATTGCAAACTATTAAAAAAGAGGAGAATTAAAATGTCGCATGAAAGAAATCCAATAAGAAGAAATATGTATTATGAATCGGATATTAAAAGTAAACTTGAGGATATTAAAGATGCATTAAAAAGTGTTCGAGACGATTTAGACAATATTGAATCATTTGTAGAAAAGTTGGCGGAAGAAAGAAGTGATTTAGAAAATTGGACAGAGGAAGAAGCCGGACAATATGACGAATTAGGCGATTCGTTTGATAATAAAGAGGCTGCATTACAAGATAGAATCAACACTTTAGAGGAAGAAGTTTATAGAATGAAAGAGGAATTAAATAATAAATAGTAACTATTATTGTATAACTAATTCTAAAGAGGTTTGTTATGTTTAAAGGTATTTGGACAAATGATTTATCATGGAGTAATATTTTGTTATTAAAGAAACAAGGCTTTGATTCTTTATTTTTAAAATGCGGATTTTTTTATGAAAAGTTTACTAATGATACCATGGATGTTACTGAACGGCAAAAATTAACTGCCGAAGCAATGAAAAATGCTTATGATTTTGCCGTGGGGATTGGTTATAAGTTTTTTATTGTTGATATTGGTTGGGGATTGGGCGAATTAGATAATAATTATTTTTGGCAAAAAATTTATAAAAAGTTTATGTTCACTACGGGTGTCGTTTTTTATCACGGCGAACCTCTTGAAGGATTAGTTGAGTCTGAACAATATACCTATGAACAGGTAATGAATGTAATGTTAGAAAAATCTTCAACTGTTGGATATAAAAAATTTGTTATGGATTCTACTAAACGAAATCTTTCTAGAGTTGAAAATTATAATCTTTGGTTTAATGGAAAAGTAGTACCATCTTATTATTATAATGCTCAAGAAAATTGGCATTCAATGTTGCCGTTTGTTTGGATATTTGGACAGCTTAGTATTGGAAGTTCTTTAAGATATAAATTTTTAATTGAAGAGGCTAAAAAGAATTGGGTGTCTGCTGTATTTTTATATCAAGGAAATTATCCCGCTTGGAATATAGAAGGTTGGTTGTTAAAAATACTTCAGATATTTGGTCTGTTAGAAAGATATGAAAATTGGATGCGAAATAGATTTATTAAAGCGGCGGAGGAAAAAGTAATTGGCGAAAGTGGAAAAATTAGCTTGGCAGCTATTTAAGATTCATATGAGAATTATTGATAATTCCAAAATTATTCAGAAGACTTCTGATGAAGTGAAAAGACAAAAAGCGCAAGAAGAAAATTGTAAATTGTCCCCAATGTATTATAAAATATTTAACGGATTGAGCAATTATTATTATAAGAGTGTATGTTCGATTAAAAAATAAATCTTATACAGGGCACTCGCATCTTATTATCTAAAGTGCTACATTTACATGGTAAATAATTCATTGAACTAAACAAAAGGAGAATTATATGAATATGGCAAAAACATTTAAGTATCTTTTGTATCTCTGGCTTGCTTATACTGTTTTATTCGCCTTCGATGTTATTCCAAATACTTTTTCTCGATCTGTTTCTACTATTCTTATTATTGGTTTTCTTTATCTTGGAGAAAAGCTCGAAGAAATAAGAAGAGGCTATTAATGAATGAGCAATTATTCGTTGTGTTTATATTATCTCTTTTAGGAATTATTGTGGTTGGTCTTCTGAGTTTTTTATACAAAAATGAAAACACCCGTTCATTTTCAGATATTATGTTAAACGAATCTAAATGGAATTTAGTTCAAATATCACAGAGGGAGGAAATAACTCGGCAACATCTTGAATCTTATTGTTTGCCGCAAGAAATTATAGTGAATAGAACAAAAGAAGATCTAAAAGAAAGGTTACTTCAGATTATAAGTGGGCACATAGAAATAGAAGAAGAAATTGATTTACATACGGCAAATATCATCCTAAAAGGTGCAATAAAAGTGGGAATTCGTAGAAAATGAGGTGAATACAAAATAACCGTGAAAAGTATACCGAAAACATCGTTTTTACAAGACAGCGGTGTCAGAATATTCCCTTAATTAAGAATACTTATTATATACTAAAAGAAGAAAAAGATTAAGGAGCGAAAAGAATGCAGAAGAGTAGAAATGAAATTGGATAAAGAAGCGTTTAATTCTTCAGTAATGCTTTGTAAAGTAATTCCGGAAAGAACGAAATCATATGTTTATGAGGAAGAGTATTCTTTTAGAACATTCGTAAACGAAGTTGCTAAAAAATTAAAACAACAGCATAGAAAGTTTTATTATGTTAAAGGTGAAGATTATGATTCAGAAAAAGGAAGATATTATTATGCAAAAATATTTTTAATTAAAAATAAAGAGCAAGCAAATAAACACACTAAACTTTGGATATAACAAAAGGAGGAATAATTGCCGGTACCGGAGATTGTAAGAGATATGAAAAAAGAGCTCGAGATAATAGAAAATCATTATCCCGGAGTAGAGAAGTTAATTAATGATGAGGCAGTAATGAGAGGGGAGTTTGAAACTGAACATGACTTTCAACTGTTTATAGCTTTACATAGAATGTTTGCTAATGGTTTTGGTTTAGAACTACAAAATCTTTATAATGAAATTTTTAGATCTAGAGCTGTGGTAAAAAGTTTATGAAAAAAGTAAAATATCAATCTTATGTATTAAAAGGTGTGCGAGTTATTCTGTCTTTAGAAAATGGCTACAACATAAAAATAAATTTAAAGCGAATGGAGGGCATTTGTGCTATCTCGGAAAGATTATTAGAACCAGATTGTGAAGTCATTAAGTTTGAAGATGTTTATTTTATAGATGAGGGTTCTTTTGCGGTGCGAAACTTTTTTATAACTGTAAATAAACAGCACGCAGAAATAGTAAAAAATAATTTTGGAATTAAATAGGAGGTTACGAATGAGATATGTTTATTTGGTATTGTTTATAACCAGCGTTATTTCTATTGTTAGTTTTTCTTTTTCTGTGTGGCTCGTTTTTTGGTATGTGAAAAAAATGAAAGTTAAAAATTTTTGGTATACTTTTTTTGCTGAAGCTATATCCCCATGGAAAGTATTTTTTATGTTGGTTATTCCATTAATTTATATTGGGTGGTACTTATGAACGCTACTTATGGATTAAGAGGGCATTTTGGTATTTCGGTTGATCCCGATGTGAATAATCGATTGATTAGGGCAAATTTATTAATAGATGAGTATAATAAAAAAATAAATTCTTTTGCTACGGCGGAAGAAAATAAAATTTTTTATGAGATGGCAAATGAAGAAATAGATCGGGCGGCTAATAGTCCTAAGCCAGGTAAAATACTTTTGAAGTACCAAAAATGCATTAATCAGATTGATGATTATTTGGAATATAATTATAAAGAAAAAAGCGCCGAAGAAATAAGAAATACCATTTTAGAAATTATAGATAAACTAACTGAAAGGTTAAAAGAGTTATGAGCATTGAAATCGTAAAAGGTAATTATTATAAGTGTAGTAATTGTATACATTGGATTAGAACTACAAATAGAGGCGGCGAATGTCATATGATTTCTAAGTTAGTTTGGAATGAAAAAATTGCAGAAACACAAGAAGCGTTTATACATACACAAAGTTATCATAGTTGTAAAGATCATGGGGTAAGTAAATGAAGATTTTAACTGTAGGTGATTTACATGGAAAAAGGGTTTGGGAAAACCTTGATACAAATAGTTGGGATCTTATTATTTTTATTGGTGATTATATGGACGCTTTTGAATGGCAATTTAGCGGTGACTTGGTTCGAAAGAATTTTAGGAATTTAGTTTATTGGGCTAAAAATCAGCCTGAAGGAAAAATAAAATTCCTTTTAGGAAATCATGAGATACATTATTTATTACACGGAACAGAATACTTTGAACGAATGAGAGGAAGTGGTTATGTTTATGCCTCTTTATTTTTTACGTTTAATTTAATTAATGAGGAATCGGAGTTATTTAATGTTGCTTATCAGTATGATAATTATTTGTGGACTCATGCTGGAGTTACAAATACTCATTGGGAGGAGGATCTTAAAAAAGATTTTGAGGATAATAGTTTTAATTCTATTGCTGAATACCTAAATTATTTATGGAAAATAAAAGATGCTAGATTAATGAGAATTGGTAGAGATAGATTGGGGTATGATAAACAAGGTTCGATATTTTGGTGCGGAAAAAACGAGCTAGAAAATGATATGCTTTTAGGTTATCATCAGATAGTAGGGCATACGCCAATTAAGGATATTGAATATCCAACTGATGAAGTTAATACTGATACTTCGGTTGCGTTTATAGATTGTTTAGATAAAATAACTAAATTTTATGAATTAGAGTTATGAAAAAAGAACCCATAAATATAAAAGAGATTTTTAATTTATATAAATCTTTAGAGCGTTCTGCTACCGAGCATTTGAGAACTCATTTGGATTTTGAGGTTTTAGAAATTCGAAGATTTTATAGAAAGGCGCAACGAAAAATTAAAAAATATTGGAAGGAGAATAAATGAGTTTAAATATAAATGGGTTTGTAATATTATTGTTGTTTGTGATTTTTTTGATTTCTCGGGTTGCAATGAAATGGAAAGTTCAATCAGATTTGTGGGATGTTCATATAGGAAAAGAGCACGATGAAAATTGGGTTCCAAATTTACAAGAAATATTGCATGAAGAAAAGTTTATGAAATATAAAAGAAGAGTGGATTATATATTTATTTCTTGCGCTTCTTTTTATGAATGGGCTGTGAGGAGATTTATGCAAATAAAAATATTCGCAAAAGAATAGAAGGAGGATAAAATGAGTTTTGAAGGCTATGTTCAACGGTTGTGTGTCAATGGCCATTTAAGTATTGTTGATGTTTATAATGATGACGATGGGGATGTTTGTTTTTGTGGGGCGCTTTTTGTTTATCGTCATATTGTTGATGAAATAAACGCTTGGAATCCCGAAGATAGAAAAGAGTTTGAAATTTTAACTGCTGCTGAATATGACATTTGCCCAACTTGTGAAAATAAAAAATTAGTTAAACCCGCAACTTATAAAATACCGGAGGAATAAAATGAGCGCAAAAGAAAATATAGCAAAACTACCAGAATGGTGTTATGGAAAGTTGTTGATGGATACTTCTGTTATAAAAATATATGCTGGAGAAATGGGATATTATCCTTTTGGTGGGGTTCCCCCATTAGATGTTAATGAAACTGTTGATGAATTTATTGATGAGTGGAATTTAAATATTGGTGTTACAAAAGGAATGCGGGCCGCAATGGAACAAGGCTCTATGTTTGGTTGGCATATTGGTGCTGCAAATGTAGATAATTATGATGTTGATGGGCATTGGACTAAAGAATATATAATGTCTCTTAAAAAATAATAGTTCTTTTATTATTCATTTATTCTTCGTATGTTTGTTTTGTTATTCAAATAAAACATAATTTAATAACAAAAGATTAGGAGGAAAAATTGAGGATTGCTGGAAAATTTACTTCGAATTATTTGCGTAAAGAAAAATGTTTTAAGGTTGAAATGAAAGATCGTTTTGGCCGGATTACAATTGCTCGTTGTTCTAAAATAGAACGGAATGAAATGCGAAAGCAATTTGATTTTATTCAAAATGAAAAAAAGGTTTCAACTGTTATTGCGGAAAAGGTCGTTGCGAAAAAAATTGTAAAGAAAAAAATAGTTAAAAAAAATCTGCTCGATGAAATAAAGGATACCGATTATTATGTAGTAGATAACTTTACCGCAAATCTCTTTAGCGAAGAAGGGAAACAAATTAATTTACCTTATGGAAATGATTTTATTGAAACTTTGGAATTAGGTAAATTTGTATTAATGCCGAGATGGTATGAGAAGAAATTAAATTTGGATGAAAGAATTTCGTATTCAAAAATTATTGATATCCGTGAAGAAAATTGTTTATTGATATTGTTGCCTAAATTAACTTTTCGGGATAAGCGGATTACTTTTGAGTTTCCTTTTGTGGTTGGTTCTTTATTAACTTATGCTCAAGCAAAAAGATTGTATAAAAATATTAATCGATTTGGTTTTCAGAAAACTATTATAAGTATTGGGCAAATTCCTAAAACAAGTAAAGTAGTAAACTATTTTTCTACAGATAGGGTTATTAAAAGAATTGCTAATGAGCATAAGAGAAATGAATCGGCGAAAAATAAAATTATGCGAAATAAAGTTACAACGCTAAAAAGTCGGCGAAGAAAACAAAAATATACTATTAAATCTGGGAGTAGTAAAAATTATTATACAACCGCTAGTAATGAAAGAGTGCATAATAAATTTGGTGGTCGGGTTGACGCTGAAAATCGGCGCAAGAAAAATGAAAAATTTTTAATGGAAGTAATTAATAAGTAGGAGGAATAAAAATGAGCAAAGAGAAAAATAAGTTACATGAAGCCTATTGTGCTTTAGAAGATTTAGAAAGATTATTAGATGATAGAATTGTTGAGAATAGCAGAATAAAAAATATTTGTCCGAATACCTTTACAGAACAAGCGAATCATGCTTTTATGTTGTATAGAGATAGAGTTTGGGAAGCAAAATATATTTTAAGAGATATGGGTGCCGGTAAAATATGCGACTAATGAAACCGTTTAAGGAAAAAAGATGGGCAATTAAAACTTCTTATGGATATGTGTTTATTGGTCGAGGGTCGAAAGAACAAACAATAAAATCGTATTTGGCTCATCTGTATGACATTGTCTATTTAGATGGTAACTTAAAATATAAGTGGAAAGAGCGGGAAGAAATGGGTGAAAAATTGATAAGAGTTTTAGTAGAGGAAATATGCGATTAATAAAATTTATGAAATTAATAACTTTGGCTTTTGATATTCGAAGCGAGGGTAGTGCGGAATGTTTATATCTTTGGAATGAAGTGGTTGTTAAAGGAAAAGATTTTAATGAATGTTTTACTAAATTTATTGTAGAAGTTAAAAAAGCTAAATATAAAAATGTAGAGATTAAAGGGATTAGAATTTTATGAAATTAATATTAAATTTTATTCTTAAAACTTTAGAAGAATGGGTATTGGCATTTTTATTAATTGTTTTTGGATTGGTTGATGTATCTGATTGGCGATTTTATTGTATATTATTAATTGTTGGAGTATGTTCTGGAATTTCCACAAAGGTGTGGGTTGCTGAAAAAGTGGCAGGAAATAAATGAGAGTAATGAAACAAGCAGTATTGGCAAATGTAGTTATTTTTGATCGTAAGGATTTATCGGTTAATGGATTGGGAACGGAAAAATTTCACGGGCATTTTTCTTTAGTTGATTTTATTATTAAAGATCGAGATATGGTTTTGAAGTCTCAGTTAGTTTTGTATGACACAGGAAAAGAGTTGAGATTTGTAAAAGCAAATATTGGAAAGACTATTGAAGATTACAATACTTTTCAAAAACATATTCACGAAATGAATAAAGAATTAATTTTTGAAGTTGGTGAATTAAAGAAAAAGGAAAATAGTATTATTATTGTAGAGGATGGTGAAGATTTTACTGCTGATGAAATTAAATGTGGCACTGCTGAATTGGGACAATTTGATGGTGTACGAATTATTGTTGATGATAAAAAGTTGGAGGAAAAAGATGTCGAAAGAAACAAAACAATTGCGGGCCATAAGAAAGTTCGCAAAGGAAAAAACAATACCAATAGTAGTAGGACAACCAGAAGGGTTAAATGAGAATAATTATAATAAACTCCTTTTAGAAGAGTTGGGTTTTGTAATAACCGAACAAGGAAGTGGATTATTTAATTGTGTGTTTCCGAAAGGTTGGCGAAAAGTTTGGGATAAGGGAATGAAAGAGTGGATGTATTTGTGTGATGATCTTGGTAGAAAAAGGGCCGCAATATTTTATAAGTTTGCGGGGTATCTTTATGCTGGTGGAAAAAAAACATACACACAATATATAACACATATAAATTGGATGACTCGATATAGAATCGTTGTGAGCCATACAACTCCGTTTGGAATGAAATCTAAGAATAACGATTTGCATTATAATTCGCCAATGATCGGGGTTGTGGTTGATGATGAAAATGTTATATTTATAACTGAAGAATATAAGTTGCTTACAAAAAAAGGTGATGAGTTATATGAAACCGAGATAAAAGAATTAAGAAGTAAGTTATATTCGGATTGTGAAAATTGGATCAAAGAAAAATATCCTCGCTACGATACTGTAACTAGTTATTGGGATGATTAAATGGAAACCAAAAATTGTCGTAAATATTGTAAGTATTTTGTGTCCTTTCAGATTGATTATGAGGACGAGTTAAAACCATACGATTATGGGTTTTGTCACAATGAGGATAGTGGCGTTGAAACTACTGGATGGGATAATTGGTGTTTTTGTTTTTACCAGACAGCGGAAGAAAATAAGTAATTATTTGTTAACAATGTGGAGGTAGTATTGAGTAAGCAAATTAAAATTATTTTGACGAGTTTAAGTGCTCTTCTTATTTTTGTTATGTTTTATTGGATGTTGACAAATCCGCAGAAAGAAAAAATAGTATATGTAAATTCTAACTATGAATTGGATATAGTGAAGGCGGATTTAGAAACTTATGGTTCTTCGAAAATGTTTTTAGATATTGCTATTCCGGAAATAAAATCGACTTCGGAAAAATATAAAATTCCTATCGGATTGCTTCATGCAATTTTTAGAGTTGAATCGGATTACAGATTTAATATTACTCATGCTGATGTTGTAGTTCCGGTGAAAGGAAAAAGCGCAAAAACAAATGCGGTAGGATTAGGTGGAATTTTATGGGTGTATTGGGGTGAGAGTTTAAGATCTGAAAAAATTGCCGAAGTGGAACAAGATTTATTTTTACCAAATGTTTCTATTAGGGCGACTGGTTATATACTGAGATATTTAATTGATTCGGAAATAAAAGCGGGCGGAAAAAATAGTTATAATATTTTATCAAATGTAGTTCGGAGATATTACGGTGCTTATTCATCTTTGTATATGTCAAAAATGCAAAATTATACGAGCGATTTATGGATGAAGAGAATTGGGATGGAATTAATGAATTACGAAAAAGAGCATAAGAAATAAGCTATGTTAAAATATCTCGGTAGGGAAGGATTGTTACAAGGTATTTGGCGGTTGACAAAGAAAGAGACTTTTGAATTTGAAACTACTATGGTTTGGCTGGAACAAATTTGTAATGGTCATCGAAGATATATTGCGGTAATGCAGGAAGAGTTGCAAGAGGATGTTGGTTTGTGGAAGAAATTAAATAAGAAGGAGGATTATAAATGACTTTCGAATTGAATGAACAAAAATATAAGATTTCTTGGCGGTATGATACTGTTCTGCTGGATTATGGTATACATGGTGCACGACATTGTACTTATTGTAGTATTTTTCAATTAATTGATGGTGAATGGTATTTATTGATATCGGTGGAGATTAAACAATATTACAAAGATAAGCGGGATAAAAATAAGGCTAGAAAAATTTCATTAGAAAAAGCAATGAACACATTGGGAATTGGCAAAAAAGAGCGCACAGAAATATGGAATCAATATTATAAAATGAGGAATAATAAATGGTAGAGAAAAGTTACAAAGTGTTAAAGAAATATGCTATTTTAAGAAATAGTTCGGCATTTTTATTTACAAATCAACAGATGGAAAATAATGATATTATTTGTGAGATGATTCCATTAGCAGATAAGTCTTTATGCCGAGATTTATTATTAGTGACAGAGAATATGGGAAATGGATTAGAGTTTGGTGATAGATCTTTTTATGCTGGTGGATTTGTGTATAGTTTATTGCCCGTTGAAAAAGAAGTTATAGAAAAGTTACAATTAAAAGTAGAAGGTTGTGAGGGACGAATTGGAATTCAAGAGAGTGATGGTTTTAGGGGTATTAATAATGATGATTATCTTTGTTTAGTCGTTGATTATAGTAATGGGAATGTTCGTGTTGTGAATAATAAGTTTCCGGTGGGTATGACTGGTAATGAGGGAAAAGTATTTATTAAAAAGGAAAAATTATGAGAAACAAAGTTTGCAAGGAATTAAGAAAAATGGCGCATGAAGAAATGGTTGCTGGTGGAAAAACAGAGAATACTAAAACTAAGGCTATTAATGGCCAAGTTACATGGGATGTTGGAACCGCAAAGAGAATTTATAAAGATTTGAAAAAAGCGCAGTAGAAAAAATTGGGAGAAGTTGAACGGATATTTACCACGTTGAAGGTTAGATAACTGTATTTTAATAGCTGAAAAGTATATTGAAAAGAAACTTCTCTCATTTATAATAAAGTTTGAAAAACTAAAGGAGGATTAAATGAGTAAGAAAGTAAACTGTTCAATATGTAATGATACTGGAAAATTTATGAATCCATTTGATCAAGAATATAATTGTACATGTATGGTTGAAAGTTTAAGTCCCGATGAGGAATATATTCAATGGATGGCGGGTGAAAACAAAAAATTAAAAAAAGAAATTAAAAAACTGAATTTTTTTAAGGCTGGTGTAGTGGACTTTGCTGATGGTTATAGGGAAACATTGAAGTATGATTTAGAGGATGCGATAGAACATCAAGAGCAGCAAGATAATGAAGACTTTAATGCAGGTCGTGAGGCTGCTTTAAAATATGCCATTGAAATGATTGATAGGCATCTCAATTCTCCATAGAGATTTTGTAATATAACCAAGCCGCATTAAACCTATCTAAAAACTACAAGTTGATTTACTCACATCTTTTTGCCTATTTTAATATTAATAATTTATTAAAATAGCGTATAATGAATTTTAATTCCGAAAATGTAAAAGAAGAGCGAGCAAAAAATGTCGAATCTACACAGGAACAAATTGTTTCTGATGAGGAGATATTCGAGCAAGCAAAAATAAAAGCTGAAGATATAATAAGCATACCAAATTTGATACAAGGCATAATCACATTTGCTGAAACTCTTGGTGATATGCACTTTTATCCCTACCAAAAAGAAGTCGTCGAAAGAATAATTTACGACTTAGTTACTGATGGAGGAAATACTATAGCCGTTCTTTTCGCTAGGCAGACCGGGAAAAGTTTTTCGATGTCTTGCTTGGTTCCTTCGATGTGTATTTTACTTCCTTTAGTTGCTCAAACAATGGAACTGAAAGGAATAGAGAAACATGATCTTTTGAAATTTAGAAAAGGATTGTGGGTTGGAGTTTATGGGCCGGATTATGAACGTGCTGGAATTATTGGAAATAAAATAAACACGGTGTTGGGAAGTAAAAATTCTAAATTGATATTAAGTCATCCGGAAATTGGCATGAATTTTCCGGAAAGATTAAACCGATATATCGGACACCTACCAAGAGGCTCTCGAATAAACGTAAAAAGTGCAAACAAGAGAGTAAGCATAGAAGGAGATACCTACCACTTGGTAATTACTGATGAGACTCAAGCTATATCGGATTATGTTCTCAAGAAATCAATAAGTCCGTTCCTTTCAAGTACCAACGGAACAAAAGTTCATCTCGGATCGGCGTATCCTCTTAAAGTTTATTTTTATGATGTTCTTTCTTTAAATAAACGAGAAGATATAAATCGCTCAAAGAAATTAAAATGTCATTTTGATATTCCTTATCAAGTTGCCGAAAAGTATAATAAGAACTATAAGAAGTATGTTGAAAAAGAAAAAAAATTATTGGGAGCTCATTCGGATGAATTTAGGATGAGCTACGAAAATTACTGGCCGATAGATAAAGGCATGTTAATTACTGAGGACTTTTTAGTTAATCAATTGGGGAAAGATTATCCCACTACCACTTATAATAAAAAAGTAGAGCATGTAATAGGAATAGATATTGGAAAAATCCAAGATCCAACTGTTATAACTGTATTGGAACCAGATTGGGAAAATCCTATTGTTGTTGATACTGATTCAAAAACAGTTCGCTATGTAAAAAAAATTGTTAATTGGTATGAGATAATGGGCGATGATTATGATTCTCAATATTACCAGATTTGTGATTTTTTGGATAATTATAAATGGAGTATTGCAGTAATAGATGCAACTGGTGTTGGTCAAGGAATGTATGATAGATTAAATAATAAATATTCAAAACAAAATAAAAGAGTTATACCTTTTGTATTTACTCGTCCGGATAAATCTTTATTGTATTCGTTATTGGCGAGGGAATTATTAGCAGAAAGAATTATCTACCCAAATAATTCGGCGGCACAGAGACAAAGAAAGCAGCAGAAATTCGTTTCACAATTACTTGACTTGTCGAAAAAAATTGAGGGTGGATATTTAAATTTTGTTCCAACATCTGATACAGGCCACGACGATTATCCAGCGTCATTGGGTTTGGCTGTGTGGGGTGTTGAGGGGGATAATATAGCAATAGATATCGAAGAAGTTAGTGTTGGTGAAAGTTTTTATAAAGTGGGCAAGATGGAAAGAAATTTTTGGAAAAATTAATTGTAAAATTTTTAGAGGTGTGAAATGAATTTAACAAATTCTAAAGTGTTGCAGAGTTATATATACCAAATTGCCGGGGATGACCCGAGGTATAAAAATTTTCTTCTTGCTCAAGGTATAAGTCAAATTGAGTCAAAGAAACAAACGATGGTAGATATTCTAATGGCTGAACATGGGGCTAGGATTAATGCCTATACAAGTTATTGGAATATGTATTTGGGGAATCATTGGTTTACTGTATCTGATGAAAACTTGGATAAAGTAAAAGCAAATTTTGTTGCCGCAAATATTAATAAACATGTTTACTTTTTAATGTCAAAAGGTTTTTTAGTCGAAAGTGATTTTCCTCAGATAGAAAGATTTTTGCAAAGAAACTGGCGCTTGAATAAAGGAGGCATAGATAAAATAAATCAGTTTGGTATTGATTGGGCTATTCAAGGTGGAATTTGTGGTGATACTTGGATTGAAGTTAATAAGAGTCAGAGTGAGGAAGAGAATGCAACATTTTTCAAATTTAAGTTGCTGAATTCCATGGGTTGTTATCCGGTGTTTGATCGTGGAAAGCAAAAAGGATTTTTGTATTACATGCCGGAAAGAAGTGTGCTAAAAGAAAATAATGGTTTTGCTGAATATGAAACTAATTGGGAAGGGTATTATTATAGTCCAGGGCAAAGAAAAAACATAAGAGAAGAAAATGTAACATCAACAGATACATTTGATTATTTGAAAGTACCGATTGTGCATACAAAGAATTTCTGTATGCCGGTTAGTAACTATGGTTTGGCTGATATGATAAATTATTTAGAGTTGAATAATTTATACGATAGAGTGTTAACAGATACGCAAGATATTATTGATTATAACTCGGCTCCGGTTACAATTATTTCTGGTGCGAAGGCTGGTGATTTACAAAGAGGTGCAAATAAAGTTTGGAGTCTTCCAGTTAAAGAGGCAACAGTTAGTAATTTGAAATTAGATGGTGACTTATCGGCTATAAATACTCAAATGGAAACTGTAAGAAATATAATTGGTGAGATGGCAAATAATCCGGCGCATAAAATAGAAAACATTTCTAATACAAGTGCTGTTGCGTTGGCCATTACATTTTTACCTTTGTATGAAGCCATGGAATTTAAGAGAATTAATTATGGTACTTCTATACTGTCATTAAATAGATTGACGATTAATATGGCTTTTCTTACTGGCGAATTAGATCCATCGGAAATTGCAAATGAAGCTATTAAAGAATGGGAAGGAAAGTTTTCTATTGAATCGGAAGAAGTGAAAAAGAAATTTTATCCGTTTGATAAAGAATATTCGAAAGAAGAAATTGCAAAGTTTAATTCGTTGGATTATATTTTAGGAAATAAAATTCCTCCGGAGTTATATCATTCTTATGCAACATGGTTTCCTCCATTACCGAGAGATGAAAAATCGATGGCCGATATGGCTTTGGCTATGGTTAACGGTGGGTTGTGGGGTAAACGATATGCAAGGGCTTATACTGGTATGACGGAAAGAGAAAGTGTCTTGATTCAAAAAGAAATTAATGAGGATAAAAAATCGGCGATGGAAAATATAGAGAAGGTTACTGATAAAAATAATATGATGATAGTTACTGATAAAACTAAAACTGGATTGGAAGGGGATAATACAATTAAAGGTATTAATGAATCGAAGCGGGTGGAGGATAAGTTAGATGCGTAAATACTATTGCGTTAAATAGTATTGAGTTGTTATTATTGTGGTGAAAATAAATGCAATAAATAAACAAAGGAATTTGTTTAGGTTAAAGTAATTAATAAATTAAAGGAGAAGTAAAAAATGGCTACAAATCAATTTAAGGTTCCGGATAGCGCAAAGGGTAGTTTCAATGTGAAACCGCTCGGCACTATGAAAAAGGAAGATATTACAAAAGTTCCATCCGCTCCTGGTACATTAGAAGATGGAAAGGCTGCTTTGAAAGTTACTGCTATTGCTAATAAAGGCAATAAAGGCGGTAAAGGTTTTGCAGAGGCAAGCTAAGGTTAATTTAGAAAATGAAAAATACATTAAATACAACGGAGAATAAAAATGGCTGACGAAAAAAAGTTGGATGCTGATGGAAATGAAATTATTGAAGTAGTGGATGATAAAAAACCTATTACTATAAAAATTGAAGTTCCAAAAGTTGAGCCCAATAAAAGTTATACTGCTGAAGAGGCTCAAAAATTTATTGACGATGCAATTAAGGCAGGGCAGAATATTGCGAAGGGCCAATTGTATCCTGAAATAACTAAGTTAAAAGGAAAAGTTGAAGCGTTGGATTCAAGTATGCAAGGAAAAGTAAATCCTGAAGAGTTGGAAAAACTGGTTGCTGAAAAAGCCGTGACTACTCAAAAATTGACGGCTTTGGAAGATGCGTATGTTACTTCAAAACAGCAATTAGATGGCCTTGAAAACCAGCTAAAGAGTGAAAAGTTAGAAAGTTACAAACAGAAAAAAATAGCTAGTTCGGACGGAAAAATTATTCCGGAATTAGTGGTTGGAAATTCGACAGAAGAAATTGACACCTCCATAGAAAAAGCCAAAGTAAAGTATGCTGAAATTCAAAATGAATTAAGGCAGAAATATAATTTACCAACAGAAGTAGAAAATAAGAAGTTAGAAAACGAGCAAGAGGAAAAAATAAATATTCCTCGTCTTGGCTCAAAAGCTGATTTAGGCAAATGGGAATCGCAAAGAAAAGATTTGCTTAAAGAAGTATATGGTAAGTACGGCTTAAATGTTTAATAAATTAAATTAATGGAGGTCTTAAATGGCTGATCGTTTTACATCCGTGGTAAACACTGGAGTTTATGACGGGATTCCGGAAAATGTGTTAAAGTTGCATACTAATGATGTTTTGTTTGCAGCTATGCCCGCAATGAGATTTGATCAATTTGCGGTTGTTCGAACTGATTTACAAAGTAACTCTGGCGATACAATTATCTTTTCAAAATATGGTAATTTAACCCGTGGCGGAACCATTGCTGAAAATGCTGATATTGAATCAAAAGGAATGTCAAAAACTCAGATTACTATTGCTGTTACTGAATATGGTAATGCTGTTGGTTTAACTTCTAAGTTGTTAACTCTTTCTTTCTTAGATGAAATGCAAAATGCTTCTGTTACATTGGGAAGAGATTATGCATTGGTAACTGATTTAATGTTGAGAACTGCTTTGTTTAGTGCTACTCCTACAGTTCTTTCGGCTTCAAGTGCTGCTCAAAAAGATATTGGTACTGCGGATACTTTTAAGAAACTTGAAGTGGATACTGCTGTTGAATTATTGTTAACTGGTAATGTTCAGAAATATATTGATGCTAACGGTGAATTCTATGTTTGTTATTTCCATCCTCATCAGTATACTTCGATGAAAAATGATTTGGTTTCTATTCATCAGTATGCTTATGCTGAATTGATTTTCAAAGGTGAAGTTGGCGAATATAATGGTGTTAGATTTATTGTTACTACTAACTGTCCTAATGGTGCTGCCGTTGCTACTGATGGTGGTTATGATGCAACATTAGTTGCTGGTTATCAATATGGTGCTACTGCTGTTGATTCGAATGATGTTGATTTGTATAAGGCGGTTATTTTTGGTGAAAGAGCTTACGGTTGGGCAATTGCTCTTCCTGTTGAATTGCGACAAGATCCTGGTCAGACTAATTTTGGTCGAAGAATCCGGGTTGCTTGGTATGCTATTCAAGGTAGCGGTATAATTAATAATGAAAATTGTGTAGTAATAATCAGTTCTTAGTGTCTTGTTTGATTTAATTAGAGCATCTGAAAAGGTGCTCTAATTGTTTTATAATAAATTAAAATAATTTGGAGAATAAAAAATGAGCAAGAAAAAAGTTGAAGAAGTTTTGGAATCGAGTGTTCCAAGTAAAGTTGAAACTCTTGAAGAAGGGGAATTTGTTGAAGAAGTAGAAGAAGTTGTCGAATTAGAAACTGAAGTTATTCCTATAAAAAATCCGCCAATTGAAAAAGAAGATTTAATAGCTACTGTAACTAAAAGTAAAGTTCCTGTTGTCGATAAGAGTATGGTAAGAGTTAAGTTTTTGAAAGATTGTCCTGCGGTGTTTATTATTTGCGGTAGAGTTGAAGGACAAAAAGGCGAAGTAAAAATGATTAAGCATGAACAAGCAAATATTTTACGAAGACAAAATTATGTGGCATAAATGACAACTGTTGAAACAAGTCTGATCGAAATTCTTAGAGATAAGATTGCCGATAATCCGGTAAAGGTTATTGATGCTTCTCCTAGTGGAACTGAAGAAATTGCGGATACTGATAATCAAATTTGGTCTGATACTGAATTACTCCGAATATTAAATACTTCTCTTACTCTTATGTTTAAGGGGCGGGTTTCTTCCGTTGATGATTTGTCGGATTACGATCAAGTGCTTGTTACGTTGCAAGCGAATATTGAATTACTTTATATGTTGGCTCAAGATTCTGCTCGATACGCAAAATATACAGTTCGGGATGTTGACGTAGAAAAGAGATCTCCCGGCGAGTTTCTAGATATGGCTGAGGCATTGGAAAATCGCCTTGGAAAATTGGCGAACGAATCTCCAACTGCCGAGACAAGTGGTGTTACGGTTTCTCAAAGTTTTACTCGTAGAAAAGGAACTGATGTATATACTCAATTAGATGTTATGAAGCCGCAGAAATATGCTCCTCCGGCTAATCTTCCTACATTTAAATTAACTAGTGTTGCTACTGGTGTTGAGATAAAAATTGGTTATGCTTTTATTCCGGATTATTCTTATCATCTAATTCAGAGAACAGATATTGGTCTTTTAGAAGAATATTTTGTTTTAGAGGAATTAACTTATATTGATACTACTGCTGTTACGGCAACTACTTATGAATATGCGTTGCAAGTTTTTGGATTGAATGGAAATTATACAAGCAAGAAAGAAACAATTACTTATGTTACTCCTACATAAAAAGCGCAAAGAAAGTGAATAGAAATAATATATATAAGGCTGCTATTCTTACGAAAGACGAATTGGATTCCCTATCTTCCATATACACTAAAGTAATCGAAGACTGTGGAATTTCTGTAGACTATCATAGTTACATAGAAAGTTTGAATGGGTATTCTCCGGCGTTTCAAGTGTATATGTTTCTTAGCGGGGAGAATAATGTTACGATTGGAAAGTTTGATGCTTCAACTGTTTTGTTTGCAATTATACCTACTGAAGCGTTGAAAGAGTTAGAAATTACTCCTAGTAAAAATGATAAGGTTGTTTATTCCAATAAACCTTTTTATGTTCGTAAAATTTCTTATCTTGATAAGAATGGAAATCTCTCCGGAGATTTTGATCATAGTTTTTTGTGTGAATGTGAGCTTGTCCAGAAAACTGATTTGCTCCGAAGTGCCAAATTGTTGTAAAATATTACCAAAATTTTGTTAATTTTTTATTCTTCTACTACTTGTTTATTCAATTATTATTTACTACCTTTACTTATCAAAAATATCATTTATTAAAATATAACGGAGAATTAAAATGAATAGTTTTTTAGATACTACAATTCGTCGTACAGTGTCTATTCCAAAAGTTTACAAAGGTAACAACATTTTGGCTATTGTGGATGTTGGTGGTAAACTTTTGAATAAGGATGTCATCTATCAAAAGTTTTTTGAACTTGGTTCTGATGCAGTTAAGGAATTTTTATTAAAAGAATTTACCGATAGAGGTGGTTCTAAAGAAAATTTTGTGGCTATGTTAGAATCGGCGCAGAAAAAAATAAACGGAAAATTTGGGGCGGTTGAAGAAATCGCAAAACCAAAAAAGAAACCCATTAAATAAAAGGAGAATAATATGAGTGACGAAGTAAGGGAAAAACAAGTTAGTGCTGCAATGAAAAGATTGCAAATACAAACGGAAGTAGCTTATAAGGAGTTTGATAATCTTTTAGGTTCTATAGGCTCTGTATTAAATCCGGGGACATTGGAAGTTGGCGGGCCCGCCGTTTTGTCTGAAGTTAGAGTTACGCAATGTGAATTGGCCGAGAAAATTATGGATATTGTTTCACAGTTACAAAATCTAACTAATAAAATTGTGTTTACTAATGGAAGGATCGAACTTTAATAAAATAAGGAGATAAAATATGCCGCAGACTAAAGGGGAATTTAGTGCGCAAGAGTTGTGGAAGTTGTATAGGGAAACATTTAGTGGAACTTTTGAAATTAACGCACCTAAGTGGAATATTAAAGACTGGAAAAACTGGTGTCGATTGGTGGATGAAATTGGTATTGATAAAACGAATTTACTTTTTAATTTTGTAATTGAAAATTGGGAAAAAGTAAAATTTAAATTTAAGATTAATGGTTATCCAACTATAAGTGTGCTGTGGTGTTGGAGGCATTCGTTATTGGATTATATGAATGAAAGAAATAAAATCGCAAACGGAAATAGTAATACACGGAAAAAAGAGCAAAGCGCAAGTAGTTCTAAGAAATTATTCCTTAGTCAGTAGTTTTACTATATTTGGAAGTCCGGCTAGGAAATCAAATAGTAGAATTTATACGGGAACCGCTTTTATTTTAGGAAAAAGTGCTCAAGCGTTTTTGTTATTATTTAAGAGACAAATTAAAAGAATTCAATTTGCGGATATGCCCTTTTCACGAAGGGATTTTTTTTGGGTGTTTGAAATTTGGTATAACTGTAAAAGTGCGGATGCAAGTATAGAGTTGATATTTGATTTAATGGAACATAATGGTATTGTGGATAATGATGTGAATATCAGAAATTATACAGTGTTGGCGGAGGAGTTGGATTATGTAACTCCTCGGGTAAAAATTTCATTATATAAAAAGGAGGATTAAATGAGTAAATCTATCTGGAAGTTTCCATTAGAGGTAGTTGATGGTATGCTAATAAACGTAATTAAAATGCCATTGGATGCTGAAATTTTGTGTGTTCAAGTTCAAAATGAAATTCCGTGTATGTGGGCTATTGTGAACATTGGCAACGATTTGGAAAATCGTTTCTTTAGAGTGGTTGCAACAGGAGAAATATTGCAGAAAGAATACCTTGATGTAAGGGAATATATTGGAACATTTCAATTAAATGAAGGGGCTTTGGTATTTCATTTGTTTGAGGATAAATAAAATGGACAATGGTTTGTTTCCAAAATATGCAAATGCTTCGATGAAAAATCTACATAAAAAAGCGCCGAAAGATTTAAGAGACTTGTTGGAAAAAATATCTAAGACAGATAGTAGGGCTTTCTTTAAGAAGGCGGATAATATTTATTTATACGGCGAAAGTAGAGTCGGAAAAACTTGGATACTTCATGCTATTGCTAATCATATAATAAAAAGCTACGGAGAAAATAGTGTCTATATTGTGACTACTTCCGATTTAGCCGAATATTTTATGAAACAAACTTGGAATGCGGAATATGGATATTCTTGGATTGATGTTCTTTTAGGAAAACGAGTATTAATTATTGATGGACTTGGAAAAGAATATCGTGGTTCGCAATCTGGATTTTTTGAAAATAAGTTTGAAAGTTTTATTCGGGAAAGAATAAATAATATGAGGATAACTTATATAGAAAGTAAGTTTGATATTGGCGATTTAGAATTGGAATATGGAAAAGGTTTATCCGGTGTCATAGCTGGAGAATTTATTTGTTTTGATATTGATTCTAACGTGGATATGAGTAAAGTAATGATGGATGAAAAATTGGCGAAGAAAAAATGATTTTGAATGATGAAAATGTATTTAATGAATTAATTGTCCCATGTAAAAAAGGAGAATTTATTTTTGTAATTTGCAAAAATAAAAAAAGCATAAAAGAATTGAAGTTAATTATGAAAGGTTATAAGTTGCCATACAAGCGTGGGGTTTTTACATGGAAAGGTATTATAGTAATTGGTTTGGAATCTATGAGTGAATGGAAACAATATTTCGATAAGATTATTGAGGTAGAATAAATGGAAGAAAATGAGCTAATAAAAAAAGTAGCTTTGGAAACATCCGCTGCTATTACGGAGAGATTGAAAGAAATTGTAAATCCGTCCTTAGAAGATATAGTTAAGAAATTGATTGTTCCGTTGAATTTAGATCGAACAAAATATTTGGAAGAGCAATTAACTTTGGCGGATGGTTTGTTATCTAAAATTAATGGTTCATTTACTGGTTGGTTGGCCATTAAAATTGCTAAGTGGTCGATAAGTAGACCGGAAAGAAAACGAGCGAAAGAATTAATAAAGTCAGAAAAGCGCCGATTAAAAATGGAAAAAAATAAACTTAAAATATTAGCGGAGAGTTATAATGGGCAGAAAAGAACTAAAACTGGATGATATTGTTTCAATCCTTCTTACTGGAAATAAAAGCAAAACAGTTGTGCTGTTTGAGGATAGTATGAAGAAGAAACGAATGAGTGATAAAATTGGTGAGAAGTTAAGAACTGATTTGAACTTTGTAACTAATAAGATTAATAAATTTAAGGTTACTAATAATACTATTGTCGTTGAAGACGCTATGGTGTTTTTAGGATTGAAACGGGACGAGCCATTTTTACTTAATGATTATTCTAATGAGGCTATTGTATATTTTAATGAGGAGTAAAAAGCGCATATGCAAAAAGGAAGTATAGATCCAAAAAGTTACCAAAGAAGGAATACATTAGTTATTGATGTAGATTTAATTGGGAAGGCTATTTTTTCTTGGCGCTCTTTTAGCTTTATTGTTAAATATAATCCGGTTACAAATGGAGTGTTGAATTTTTTGGAAAAGAAAAGTAAGAACTTTGATAATGTTGTAATTGCTGGGGTTGGTTTGAAGTGTAATATTGTTTTTAAGGCTTTATCAGAAAGATTATTTTTGAATAACTCTATGCAGAAATTTGATAATGAAGAAAGTTATAGGGAGTGGTTATTAGTTGTTCATCCGCAGTTGCATTTTGCTACAAAAGAAAGGAGTAACTATTGTCCTATGTCGGCTTATATTGATGTTGTGGCAATAGGGGAATATTTGGACTAAATTATTAACGCAGTTTATTAAGGAGTTGCCGCATGAACATTGATGCGTTATTCATATCTTCTATTTTAAAAGAAAAATCCGCAGAAAAATTTCGCATAGCAGTAAAAAAAATTAGCAATGATAAATTAGTTGGTATAGAGAAAAATGTATATCAATTTATTAAAGATTATTATAGACAATCTGATGGAAAGATACCGAGTGTAAAAGCCGTAAGAACTAAGTTCCCAGAAGTGGAACTTATTCAACCAAGTGATTCAATTGAATTTTATATTGATGAATTACAGAATCGAGAGAAGTATGATAAACTCACTACGGCGAATACCGCCATTCAAAATAAACTTTTTAATAAAGATATAGTTGGGGCTATTGATGAGTTAAAAAAATTAAATTCGGCGATAGGAAAAATAGCTGTTGAGGATTCAACTACGGTAAGAAGTAATTTCGGCGAAAGAATAAAAAGCTATTTGAATGCAAAAAGAAATGATGGAAAGATAGGTTGGCAAACCGGATTTGAAGCTATAGATACTCATATAGGTGGATTGAGTGATGAGTATGTGGTTATAATGGGAGCCAGGGGTGTGGGAAAGTCGTTCAATTTATTAATGATTGCAAAGAATATTTGGCTTCAAATGGATAGGCCGGTATTTTTGGTTACGAATGAAATTCCCGCTAAAAAAATGGGTATGCGCTTAGATACTATATTGTCGGAGGTTTCTTACTCAAAATACCGAAAGGGATTATTGGGGTCAAAAGACGAGCAGAAAATAAAAAAATTATCTGAAATATATAAAATACTTCCGGAATTTTATATAACTAATGGGGCGGGTAAGAGTGTTGATGATATTGAATTTGAGATAATAAGTGTTGATCCTAAACCCGGGTTGCTTTTAATTGATGGGTTATATTTGACGGATATGGGATTTAAGGGTGAGTATGAAAATACGGCGGCGGCTTCAAGAGCGTATCAACGATTGAAACAAAAGTTAGGTATTCCAATGATTGTAACCACTCAAATGACTGCCGATCATCAAACAAAATATGCAAGGGCAATAGAGGAGGATGCTGATATTGTTTATTATTTGAAACAAGATCCGGCTTTTAGAGATATGAAAAGAATGAATTTAGTATTTACAAAAATTCGGGATGAAGATAGTTATTTGAAATTGCAGTTGAATTGGAACTTTGATAAATGGGATTTTTCGCAGATAAAAGATGATTATGAGGGTGATTCTGATGCCGAAGTCTCAGTTAGCTAATTTAACTTTACATAAACGTAAAAAAGATGTATTTTTTGGTCAAGTTTCTGATGTGATAGTTCAATGTGACGGATTTTTGAAATTTGGAGAATATCGTAATGGATGTTCTGTTGCTATTGTAGAAAATGGAAAATGTATTTATAAAAGAATTTATTTACTTGAAAAACTAAAGAATAAAAATCTAAAAATGTTTGCCGAAAAAGAAAAAGTTACTAATAATGTAGTGGAATATTTTGCCATATATTGTGCTGCTATCTTAGCTTCGCAATATAGAATTCCTTTTATTTATTCTGATTCGGAATTATGTGTAAAACAATTAATGGATGGGTGGAGTATAAATTTATCTCATCTTAAATTGTGGAATAAACTTTGTAAAAAACACTTAAAAAAATATATGTCGGTGGTTTGGTTTTCGAGGGATGCGAATGTTAAAGTATTAGGTCATTAATAAATTTCAAAAAAGGAGCGGGAAAATATGAGTAAACAAAAATTTGTAACTTTGTGTATTGATAAGTTAGAAGGGGAAACTGCAAAAGGGGTGTTGAAGGCGATAGTTAATGAAATGCCTATTGCTGAAGATTGTTTGTATAAAATGTTTAAGGATGAAGAAATTGGCGCTGAAAGAATAATTCGCCCAACAGAAAAAATGGTCATTACTGCTTGTGAAGTATAATTAACAAATAGTATAACTAAAATTTAATCCGCTTTCGAGGCGGATTTTTTATATGGAGGATAAATGAGTTTCGAAGGTTATGAAAATGTTTGCGTTGTTGGTTTTTGTGGCCACTTAAAAGCTGGAAAAAGTTTGGCTGCTGGATTTGTTGCTGATGTTTTAGGCTTTATGAGGGTTTCATTTGCAGAAGGCGTTAAGCAAATTGCAATGGATCAGTTTGGTTGGGATGGAGTTAAGGACGATAGAGGAAGGGTGCTGTTGCAAAGGATAGGCACAGACTGTGGTCGAATGTATAATTCGGAAATTTGGGTTGAAAAAACAGCGCAGAAAATAGAGCATGAATATTTAAGAAAAAGAAATAGGTTATTTGTTATTGATGATGTAAGATTTGACAATGCGGCTAATTATATTCATTCGTTCAAAAATTCGCTTCCGATAAAAATAGAAAGAGAATGGGCAAAGGATGAATTAAGTCAACATGCAAGTGAGAAAGGGGTTAGTGAAGAATTAATTGATGTAGTTGTATTAAATACCGGAACAAAAGACAAACTCGGTAAAAAGGTAATAGATATAATTGAAAATAAATTTAATAAAAAGGAGCTAAAAGAAAGTGTATAAAAATGAATGGCGAAATCAACCTATTATAATTAATGATACAGTTAATGTTAGGTATGATTCTTTTTATAATTATGTTGATTTGCGATGTGGTACTGGATTGGCGGGAAGTATAGTAAGAGTTCAATTGAATAAAGAGGGAGTGGGTTCGTGCGGTTTGTTAGAGTTAATTAAAGAAAGTGCCGATAAATTAGACTATGTTTATTTAGAAAAAAGTATATTGGAGGAAAAAGAGAATGGCTAAGAATAGTTATAAATTTTTGAGTTTTGTTTCTGCTATTTCTGGATTAGTATTGGTGCAGATATATTTAGGTTGGGGTGTGTTTTTTGCTATTGCGCTTATTATTTTTAGTGTTTATGCTGATTTGGAATATCACGCAGTTTTCAAAAAGGAGCAAAAATGATTGTGGCTGTAGATTTTGATGGGACATGTGTAACGCACGATTATCCCTATGTTGGGCAAGAGGTAGATGGATGTGTTTCTGTGTTAAAGGAAATAATAAATTGTGGCCATAAGTTAATTTTGTATACAATGCGTTCCTCTAATCGTAAAGATGGTAGTGATCCATTGCGGGATGCGGTTAATTGGTTTTTAGAACGTGATATACCTCTGTTTGGCGTTAATGAGAATAAGGAGCAATATTACTGGACAAGTTCGCCAAAAGTCTATGCACATGTTTATATTGATGATGCAGCTATCGGATGTCCTTTAATTTTTAACGCAGAAATTCATAATAGACCTTTTGTTAATTGGTTTTTAGTACGAGAATTATTAATTGAAAAAGAACTCATAAAAAGGAGCGAATAAAAAATGAAATTCGATGAAAAAAAAGATGCTATAAGGCATTTGAAATCTATTTTAGGTGATGCGTGTAAGGTGGAGGATAATGGGCAAGAAGTTTTAATCTATGGGGCTGATGTTGAGTCGGCTTATATGTATATGACGGGAAATTCTGAATCGGTTAAAATGCGGTTGATTTATAAAATTAAATTAGACGAACTTGGTCGCTACTGGCATTCTTATTTGAATAAAAATGGTATATTCATAGAGATGAGTGGTTAATATGAAAGAAGTGTGGAAGGATATAATTAATTTTGAAGGGATATACAAAGTTTCAAACTTGGGCAGGGTTAAATCTTTGCGAAGAATTCGCACTTGTGCGCACGGTGGTTTTAGTAAAACAATTATACTAAAGGGAAGAGTTAATCCCGATGGCTATATACATGTTAGTTTGCATAATAAAAAAATTAAGGATATTTCAATACATAGATTAGTTGCTTTAATGTTTATTTCAAATCCGGAAAATAAACCTCAGGTTAATCATAGGGATGGAAATAGACAAAATAATAAGGTAGATAACTTAGAGTGGGTTACTATTAAGGAAAATGTTTGTTATTCATTTACTATGGGATGGCATGTAGGTAATTTTGGAGTTAAAAATGGGGGGTGTAAGTTAGCCGAAAAGCAAGTTAGACAAATACGAAAATTATTGCAGAAAGGATTTAGGCATAATTATATAGCTAAATTGTTTAATATATCGAGAACAAATGTTACTAATATTAAAAACAGAAAGCGTTGGGCGCATTTATAATGGAAATAAATCGCCAATTAAAAACCGCCATAATATTAATGTTGGAACAGTTAGGGGTTGATACTGATGGATATCGAGAAACTAATGGAAATCTTCAGATTCGTTGTCCGTTTGCTGGTTGTGAAGATTCTTCCCATGCGGATGGGATTGATAGTAATCCTAGTTTTGGAATTAAATTAAATGGAAACAAATTTCAATTTAATTGTTTTACCTGTTCGGATAAAAAAGGAAATAGTTTAATTGAATTAATTCAAATGCTGATTGAACATAAGGTTATTAAAGACAGTGGAAATGCGTATGCTTTACAAAATGCAATTAAAATAAAATTTCCAAAATATTACGAAAAAATTGTTCCAGAAGAAAAAAGGAAGGATGAAATGGATTTGTCTGTTTATGAAGAGTTAGATTCTGATTTTTATGACTATAATTTTAATAGAGGGTTAGATCGAAGAACTATTGTAGAATGTGATTTGGGTTATGATTTGGTTAATAAGCGGGTGATATTTCCGGTAAAAAATCGGCGAGAAGAAAATGTAGGTTATGTAAGTCATTCTATAGAAGGAAGGAAACCTAAGTATTCTAATGAATGCGATACTGGAAAGTATTTGTATTTAGAATGGTTGATAAAAGGGAAGATAGGAATAATTACCGAAGGAATTTATGACGCATTATTAACTTATCAGCATGTGAGAAATTTGCACTTATTGGATAAATATTCGGTTGTGGGAATGTTTGGTGCAGAAATAACAACCATGCAAATTAAAAGACTGGCTATGCATTTTGATCGGTTGGTGTTAATGGGGGATAATGATGAGGCTGGAATTAAGATGGAAAAGACGATATGGAAAAGAGCGCACAAAAAAATACCGCTTATAATGAAAGTAATATATAAAGGAAAGGATCCAGGGGAAATAAAAGATTTGGCTAAGTTTGAAAAGTATTTTAATGGTAAATTGCCATATAATGCATTAGGAATTTTAGATGTTAAATATTAATTTTTATTTGCTTGTTATAATGGTTAGAATTTCGTATCATAGTGGCGCAAATCAGTGTGCGGCAAACATATTTGATAGCTCCTTTTTGAAGAGCCGACTTTTCCCCAAGTTGGCTTTTCGTTTTTACGGACTAAATGGAGGAATTAAATGTTAGTACAAAATAAAAATCAATTACCGGAATTAAATTCGATTCCTAAATTAATTGCTATTGATACTGAAACTCTCGATGGAGTTAATGGAATTGAAGGCTATTCGTTTGCATATGTTTGTGATAAAAAAATTAAAAGTTTTTTTGTTCCGGTTGCTTACGAATTTTCGGGGGAAGAAAGTAATAAGTTTGTGAATGTAGACTCTGAGTTCGCTTTCGGCTATTTATCTAAACTATGTAAAAATAGAAGAATAATATTTCACAATGCAGAATTTGATTTAACTGTGTTGGAAAAAAATTGCAAAATAAAAATAGATGATGATAAGTTTGAAGATACTATGCTTTTACATTGGGTGTTTGATACGGAAAGAAAGCAAGGTTTGAAAGCTATTATGAAGAATGAATATGGGAAAGAGGTTTTAACTTATGAAGAAGTTAGGACAATGGGCTTTGAAGAATTTTCTAAGTATGCGGATAATGATGCAAGGTTTACTTTATTTCTTTATGCAAAAATGATGGCGGAAGCAAAAAAGCATCCAAAAGCATATGAAGGGTATAAAAAATATGAACTGCCTTTAGTAAGAGTTCTTCAGGCAATTAATCATACTACTAATTATGTAAGGATTGATGAACCATTATTAAAAAAATATTGTGATTTAGCAAGTAAGGAGTTAGAGCAAATTTATAAATTATTAAAAAGTAAACTGGGGGATATTAATTTTAGGTCGGGGGTGCAGTTGGGAGAGGCTTTAGAAAAAGTTGGTTATATAATTGAAAAGAAAAAACCTACTGTAGGAATGATAGCAAAAGCCGCAAAAAAAGGTGAGGAGGCAGTCGGAAATTTTAATTTAGATGAAAAAGCAATTAATAAATTGTATAAAAAGCATAAAGGATTGATTTTTGATTTATTGATTTATAATCGTGGGATTGAAAAATTAAATTCAACCTATGTTTCAGCGATGGCAGATAAAATTGAGAAAGTAAATAAAGACGTTTATTTGTTAAAAGGTTTTCATTTTATGCATCATGGGGCCAGAAGTGGAAGACTTTCTTCTACGCATCCTAACATGCAAAATCAACCGAGAGATAGAATTATTTTTAAGTTTGCTTATATGAATTTGTTGAAAGATTTGGACGTATTAAAAGGTTCTACTTTATACGTCGATGATGAAAAATTTTATGGGTATTGTTTGTTGTCGAAGGATTTTGAAGCGTTGGATGAAAAAGAGCAAAAAGAATATAAAGAATTAGCAGATAAACATAAGATACTAACAAAGACTTTGAAGTTTTTGAAAGATCACGATTTTGAAAGTTGCAGTGTAGATATTAGACGGCTTTACATTTCAATGCCGGGAAAGGTTTTTGTTGATTCGGATTTGGGGCAAATTGAATTAAGAATGATTGCGCATTTGTCCAAAGATAAGGTAATGTGTAAATCATTTAATGATGGTAAAGATTTGCATAAAGATGCTGCTGAAAATATTACTAAACTTGCCGGTGTTAAGGTTACTAGACAGGATGCGAAGCCACTGAATTTTGGGTTAATTTATGGACTGCATTGGACTGGATTAGCTCGAAATACTGGAATGAAAAAAGCAAAAGCAAAACAAATATGGGAATCGTATTTTGTAGTGTATGAAGGAGTAAAAAAGTTTATTGATAGAATTCATACTTCGGCAAGGGTTAGTCATTATGTTCAAACTCTTTCTGGTAGAAGAAGAAATATAAATGAACTGGGAATAAACGATTATAGCGATAGTAAGAAAGCATTTATGCGAAGGAATAATGCGGAGAATGCAGCTGTTGCAACGGTGGTATCCGGTTCGAGTAGGGATTTATTAACTCTTGGAACTATTAATTTTTATAATGATTTTGTTAAAACCGGAAAGTGTAGAATTGTAGTTCAAGTGCATGATGAGTTGTTAATTGAATGTGATGAAAAAATCGGCGAAGAAATAAAAAATAAAGTTAAAGAATATATGGAGAATGGTATGAGGTTAAGTATCCCGGTGATCGCTGAAGCAAATATCTCGAAAACTTGGAGAGGGGCGCATAATTAATGGTTAATTTTAGAAAATTATTTATTGATCGAGCAATTATATTATTGGATTTGAAATGGATTCATTTATCTGATTGGGAAAAGAAATTTTTCGTGGATATAAAAGAGCGCATAGAAAATGAAAAAGAATTATCTACGCATCAGTATAGTAAATTAATGGAAGTATATAATCGGTTGAAATAATATGCATAGAAAAATACTTAAATTCATAAAAATTATTCGGGATTCTTTTAGCGGTAGTATTGATGTTTATACAAGAGGAAGTTGTTATAAACTTTATGAAATTCTTAAATTTGTTTTTCCTTCTGCCGAATGTTTTTGTTATTCTAAGCATATTATAACGAAAATAAACAGCAGGTTTTATGATATAATGGGTGAGGTTAAAGATACAACTTTAGGAAAAAAACGCTTTAAGAAATACAAAGGTAAGTACGATATGCACAAATGTAGATTTAATATGTATCGGGCTTTTGAAAATTGGAGTAAAAAATAATGAAAAATGTTCCAAAAAATGTTAAATGCGATTGTGGCCATACATGCAAAGATCATTATCAGGGAATTGGATTTTGCCATGATTCGACGCATCCAAAAGCTGGTGAATGTGGATGTACTTGGTTTTATCCGAATATAAATTGGGTTAAGAAAAATAAAACCCGCCGTAAAAAGTGAGTTGCTTTTTAGTTAATTAGTTTTGTATGTTTTGGTGTGGGTTTTGGTAGTTGTGTGGTTGTTTGTTTCATTGTTCCTTCTTATTGGTTAGCGCCGGGCTTAGTCCTCCTGGCGCTTTTTATTTGATTGTGTTAAAAATGAAAAAGAATTATCTTTGTTGTATGAAAAAGCGCAAAGAAATGGAAAAATTTTTATCACTTAAAACGGAGGTTGTTGTGGGTGGCGGAAACAGAGGTAGTAAAACTTTAGGTTAACCTAATGGTTTTAAATTGTTTATAAAGGGTTCTTAGGAACCCTTTTTTATTACGGAGAATTAGTAATGGAATTATTGAATAATTGGAATAGAATTACTAAAGGAGTTACAGAGTGGGAAATGCAAGAGCAGGTTGATGCGTTTCTTAGAGAATATAAATTTCAGCATTGGAATGGGGAATGGTATACGGAACTTCCTAAAATTGTCCTTAGAGAGTTTAGGGTTCCCGAGGTTAATAGAATTTCGGATCATGTTGTGTTGCTAAATAAAAGAAGGGTTGTAAATTTTGAATGCAAATTGGATGATATCGGCGTGGTAATAAAACAAGCAAAGGATCATTTACGTTGGTGTGATTATTCAATTATTGTCATTCCTCCCGATAGAAGATATATAGCAAATAGTTATAAATTAGATTGTATAAGAAGTGGTATTGGGTTGTATTATTGGTTTAAGGATATTGGAATGTTTGAGTTTATGCTTCCGGATTTTAACCGAAAGAAAGACATGGAGTTACGGGGTAAAATAATAAAACGAATTATTGAAAAAGCGCAGAGAAAAAAGTGATACTAAAAAGTTTTCTTTATATACCAGAAAGTATGTTTGATTATAAACTTGCTAAAAGTCTTGTTATTGAAAATCCGGAGTATGATAAAAGATTGAATTCTGGGTTGCCTTTGGGAGATATGGAAGCGGTTTATGTTTTGTATAAAAAGTTTGAAAAAAATGGAAAAGTATTTTATAGAGTTCCAAGATATGCATTCGGAAATTATTCGGAAGTGTTAAAACAATATCCGCAATTAGTTAAGGGTTATTCGGAAGTAAAAGAGTGTATTGAATTCAAGGAAAGTTCTATTGAATTCAATCCTTCGCAAAAGGAAACTATAGAAAAAACAATCGCTATGTTAGAAAAAGAGTTAGGAGCTATTGTAGTTGCTGCGACGGGTGAAGGTAAGAGTCAGTTATTTATAAAAATTATGTGCCTTTTAGGAATGAAGACTTTGATTCTTGTGCACAAGGACTTTTTAATTGGACAATGGAAAGAAAATTTATTGAAATTAACTAATTTAAAAGAAAATGAAATTGGTTTATTGAAGCAAGGAAAATTTATTGATGGTAAAGTCGTTTTAGGAAGTATGCAAAGTTTAATGCGTGGAACTATTGATAATAGTATAAATGATAAATTTGGTTTAGTTTGTGGTGACGAGATACATCATATAGGGGCCAAGATGTTTCTTCGGGCGTTTACTCGTTTTAACTCTAAATTGCGTTGTGGGCTATCGGTTGTCGGTGATACACGAATTTTTATATCTCATAACGATATTATAGAACATCTTGAGATTCAAGAGTTTTATAATAGATTTAATTTTACGAGGAATAAGTGGAATATTGTAGATGGGTATAAAATTAGATCTTTTAATGGAAAAGAATTTATTTGGAAAAATGTGACTGGTGTATTAAAGCATTCGGTTGGAAAGAAAAAAATATTTCAATTTTTATTGGATAAGAATGTAACAGTTGCACTTACCGAGGATCATTCTACTTATAAAGTTGTTGGAAATAGTTACAAGTTTATTAAAAGGGATAAAAAATATATCGCTTCGTTAGAAGAAGTTTTAGGAAAAGATTTAAAGGTTGGCGATTATTTGCTTCTTGAAGATAAAATAGATTCTTTGGATTCTGTAGATATTATGGAATTTAATATTCTTGAATATATGACTGGTAAATTTTATGTTGCTGGGGATTATACAAAATGGATTGAGAATAATATTACTTTATTAAATGGATATAAATGGCATTATAAAAAAAGACATAAATTTAGAAACGGAAAATACGGGGTTTTTATTCCGGGTGATATGTTTAGCAAATTTAATAATATACCGGATTGTGGAACAAAAATTTATACCGAAGGCTCGTGTGGTCATTGGCTTTCGTATAAAATTCCCGTTAATGTGATATCTTATTTATTAGGTTTTTATTTAGGAGATGGTTGGGTTTCTGGGGGTCAGTTGTCTTTTGCTATTGGGATTGACGAATATGATAGGTTTATGAAAAAGCTGAATTTGTTAATTCCTTATTCAAATTTTGGAGTATTTAAAAGAGTTATGAGGGGAAAAAGTTATGAAATTAAAATAAATTGCAGTCCACTCGCTAATTTTTTTAAGACAATCACAAACGGGGCAAAATCGTACAATAAATTTATTCCAAAGGAAGTCTATTCTTTCTCAGAAAATAATATTAGAGAGTTTATTTCTGGTTTAATGGAGTCCGATGGCCATTTAGGTAAAAAGAAATTACGATATTATTATACAACTACTTCAAAGAGACTTGCAGATGATATAGTGCAAATTCTTAAACGAGTTAATGTGGTATCCTCTGTCAGTAATTTCCCTTCTAGAAAAGGCGGTATTATAGACGACAGACAAATAAAATCAAAGCGAATTAAATATGTTGTTAATTTTTCATCATATGAATTGCATGGAGATAATACGGGCTATAAAGGTAGACGTTTTCCTTTTATTATGAATGATTTGGGGGGCGTTCCTGCTAAGATTAGAAAAGTGTCTTTGGTCAAGGATGTTAAAAATGTTTATGATATAAATGTGGAGGGTACGAATTGGAATACGTTCGTTGGCTCTGGTGTTTTGGTTCATAATAGTGCTACGCCAGATAGGGAAGATAAGATGGAGAAACTTTATTACTATCATCTTTCAAGTAATTTAATTATTCATAATAATGTTCGAAATGTTGGTAGTGAGTTTTATGTAATTGAATATGAAAGAGTGAAAGCGTGGAAATGGTATCCAGCTTTTATTCCGTTTAAGATTCAATTAATTCATAATATTGTTGCTGATGAAGTTCGGAATAAAATTATTTTAGATATGATTGTTGAACTTAGAAAAAAAGGCAGAAAAATATTGGTGCTATCTGAGCGAATATCTCACCTTACTGAGTTAATTTACTCAACGGGAAAGCGGTTGCCTTCTGATTCTTTGGTGCGATTTTTTGGTGCAAAAAGTTTGACAAAAAAAGAGCGGGCCGAAGGAGTGAAGCAAGAGAAAGTAAAAGATCCAACAAAAGAAGAATTGATAAATGGTGATGTGATATTTGGAACATATAGTAAAGTGAAGGAGGGTGTTGATATTCCTCAATTGGATACTTTGATATTTGCTACTCCGTTATCAAGTAAAACTACTGTAATTCAAGCGAAGGGAAGAATAGAAAGATTTGCAGAAGGAAAAGAGAAACCTGTAGTAATAGATATATATGATACTGATAAATCATTACTGATTGGAATGTTTCAGAAGCGAAAACGATTGTATAAAGAATTGCAAATGAGACAATTACACTTATTTAGTGATATATTATAAGGGTTTTATGTTGAAAATGGTTAAATAAATTAGTATGTTTTGGTGTCAAAAATAATTCATTGCATATAAAAGGAGGACAAAAACGCATGATAGAAAAAAGCGCATTGGTAAAAATCATTCCGAAAGAACAATTAGAAGCTACTGAAAAAGAAATTACTGCTGTTGTAAAAGCAACCGATACAAATGAGTTGCATGTATCGTATAAGAAAATAAATTCTTTTGTGGAGTTCTTTAATTCGGCGGTAAAAAATGAAGTAATTTCTCGTATTAAAAAAACCATAAAGAAAAAAGGAAATAAAGTAGAAACCGAATTAGGGGAAATTTCTTTAGTTGAAAGGGCTAACTTCGAATATGATGAAGATAAACTATTGAAGTTTTTGAAAAAGAAAAAATTATTGCCCGATAGTTTATTTAAGATTGATTGGGAAGTTGTTACAAAAAATCTAAAAGAATTGGAAATACTGGAAGAGAAAGGTTTGGTACAGAAAAAGTTGAAAATGGATTCTACTAAGGCTGAAAATTTGGTTGTTAAATATCCGGAGTTAGTTGACTTAATTCATAATAGTCCAACTTATTATTTGAAAAATTTATGACATCGTATTACGAAAAACATAAAGAAGAAATAAAAGAACGGCAAAAAAATCTTTACCATAAGGATAAAGAATTTCGTAAAATTCAGATTCAAAGAGTTGCTGAATATAAGAAAAGAAAAGCTAAAGAAAAAAAGCTGCAAAAAGAACAAATAAAATTAGATAGAAAAGTTTGGCGCAAAGTAAGAATAGATAATGTAATTGTGGAGTGTTGTAGAATAGCTTTCTTAGCTTCGGCTTTAGGTAGGGGAACAAAACGATTAAGAGAATGGGAGGCAATGGGAAAATTTCCGAAAACTATTTTGGTTAAAGGAATGAGATATTATACTAAACCACATTATACAATGGTAATGAATGCGTGGAATCGAGCGGAAGAAGGAAAAGATTTAAAATTGTTTTTTGAAATAGTAAAGGATAAATGGGATGAAACTTATAAATTTAATTAGATGGTGTGAAATTGATAATGATCAGGATGCCCGAGAAGTTATAACTATAGTTGGGCGATATTTAATAAAATCAGCTAATGATAAAATGGCTGAGGAAGGTGATGAGTTGGTTACTGCGGATTTAGCAAGAGTTTTTTGTGATTCTTTGTTGAAGGATACGAGAGCTGATGGAATGTGTGGTTGCAGATTGTGCCGAAGTTAAAAAATAATTTAATTAGGAGGTATAAATGAGTAAGAAAGAAATAAGAGAAAAAAACTTAGTAAAATTGCAGAACTTGTGAAGGATCTTGTTCCGGAAGGAGAAATTTCTGAAGTTGATGATTGGAAAGATATGGTAACTTTTGTAGTTGATGGAGAGCTTTTTGAAATTGTTGCACGTTCTAGAGGGAAATTAGCATAAAAATTAAAGGAGAAATAAAATGAGTAAAGGGGAAGTAATTGTAAAAAACATTGTAATTAAAATCGGCGAAAAAGAATTGGAATTAAATTTGGATGAAGCTAGAGAATTACAAGAAGTGTTAAATGATGTTTTAGGAAAAGAAGTTCGAGTGGTTGAAAGATTGATTGAGGCTTATCCGTATAAATGGTGGTATACTAGGCCGTATCAATGGGAGGGGACTGGTAATCCTTTGTATCCGCCGGGAACTATTTTATGTACAACCAATCAAATAAAAGGATAACAAATGAAAGAAGAAAAGAATAAATCACCGGATAGAATAAGTGTTTATTTTGGGAGAAAGATTCAAGTGAAACAATATGAGCCTGTGGATATTAATGTTGGGTATACTTCGGATGTAAGCGATGAGGAAAGTTTGGAACAAGCGTATAAAAGAATTTCTAATTTTGTAAAGTTGCAAGTTAAAAAAGAATCAATTGAAATATTAAAATCAAAAAATAAAAAGGAGCAGTAGAATATGGCAAAGTTCAAGAAGAATCAATTAGTTGTAGTTGATGATGGTGGGGATGTTGTTTTTGCTGGCGTAGTTTCTGAAGTCGGCGAAAAGAAAATCAAAGTAACTTTTGGAAAAGGTGCAAAGGCTAAGACAGCCGCTTATCCGTTATCTCAAGTTTTTGATAAGGTGGAATACGAAAATCGTGAAGAGGATGAAGAACCTGAAGTTATTGTAAAAAAAGGCAAAAGTAAAAAAGCGCCCGAAGCAAAAGTCGAAGAAGATTTAGATCTTAGTGATATTGATGAAAATATTGATAATGATCTAAATGAATTAGGTGCTGAAGAGGAAGAAGGTTTAGACGATGAACCAGTTAAATCAAAAAATAAAAAAGCGGTTGAAGAGGATGAAAAAGATTTAAGTATTACTGATGATGAAGTTGTTAAACCAAAAAATAAAAAAGCCGCTGATGAAGTAACGGAAGAAGGAGAAGATAATGATGACTGGTTTGCAATAGGCGATGAGGAAGATAGTTCTACTTTTGCGAACCCTGTTAATTCTACTTTTAGATTTGGTTTGAAAGAAAGTGAATCAGCTTTATTAACTTTTGTTACTGGAAAACCGCTTACGTTGAAGGAGCATAATATGCGAGTTAATGGAAAGTGGGGAACTAATAGAACTTGTTTAACTCCTGGTGGGCAACGATGTCCGCTGTGTGAAAATGGAAAAAGAGCGGCCACAATAAAAGCGTTCTTTGTAGTAGATCATAGAAAAGTGAGCGGAAAAGATGGGAAGATTTATCAGAATCAAGTTAGAGTATTGGTGTTGAAACAGAAGGCGTATAAGATATTTAAGACGGTTTATTTAGATTATTTTGAAAATGCTGAAGATATAGATTTAACCGGATTAAGAATTAAGGCAACTCGTTCAACTGCGGATAAGTCCCCAGGTTCAGGTGATATTTTTGTTTGTAAAGAAAGTAATGTAAAACTATTGCCGGAATGGAAGAAAAATAAAGATGGAAAGGCTTACGATGTTAATATGCTGAAAGCCGAGTTCAAACCGCAATCATATAAAGAATTGGCTAAGTTGGTTAATTTAGTTGATGATGTATCTAATGATGAATAATTAAATATTCTTTTTAATGGGCGCAGTTTTTATGCGCCCTTTTTATTGAGGTCAAAATGGCAAAAAAGAAAAACGACGGTTGGGAAGAAAGAGAAAGTGGAGTTCTTATTTTTCCAGGAGTAAACTATGTTTATGCAATTGGAAAAGCGGAGAAAGATACACTTTTATTATTAGATTCTGGAAATCTTCGTACTACATTATGTGTTGCATCAGTAGAGAGAGCTAAAAAAATTGCAAAATTGTTGGAACCATGAAAGAAAAAAAACAAGTAATAGAGGAACCTAAAAATACTTCGGCAAAAGATATATTATTGAAGTTGAAGAATAATATAAATGCGCATTACGAAAGAAAGGTTGTTATTCTTGGCAGTGAAAAAACCGAGCTCCCAAAAATAGAAACCGGAATATTTTCTATTGATGTAGAAACTGAAGGTGGAATTCCAAGAGGTAGGTGGATAATACTGGTTGGTGATGAATCTTCTTTCAAATCAACTTTGATGTATCATATAGCTGGAAGAATGCAGCGTATTTGTGCTACATGTATGTCTGGAATGATTACGGAAAAATTTACTAAAAAAGTTTTGCTCCCAAGTGAACTGGATAAAAGTAATGAAAATATTGAAGTTGGAAAGAATGGAGAATTGTATTCTAAAAAATATTTCGCCAATAAAAATAAAATGAATGCCTATTGTCCAGGAGAATTATTAACTCATACAAGGGAAGTAAACCTTTTAGAATATGAATTAGAATGCTCTAATTGTGATAGTCCGGAATATTCTATATTTCTTTTGTTAGATAGTGAACGAAATTATACAAAGAGTTGGGCAAGTAGATGGGGAGTTATTCATTATTATACAGCACTTTCTGATACAAGTCATTCTCAAATGACCGGCGATATTATCCGAGAAGCAATGGGTACTGGAAAGGTTTCGTTTGTTGCTGTAGATAGTTTGGATTCTCATGGTGCTGCCGAAGAGATGACTGCAAGTATGGAAGAATGGCAAGTTGGTTTACAAGCTAGGGTGTGGAATAAAATTGTTAGAATAATTACAAGTCTTTTGAATACAACTTTTATTTATACTTATACGAATAAAGAAGGAAAAAAAATTGCAGAAGAAAAACATCAGGAGCCTGTGATTTGTATTATACAACAGTGGCGTGAAAAAATAATGTCTTTTGGGGATCCAAAAGTAATGGGTGGTGGTAGAGGAAAGAA